GTATTCCGCATAGTTCACACATTTTTAGTCCCTTCTTTAGGTGAGTAAGTCACTCACTAACCGAAGTATAAGCCTGTCAAAATCTTAGTGTCAACCCCAAAATCGGCTAGTAATCACATCGTTATAATCTTGTTATAATCGAACATCTGTTCGGTTAGCCCATGGCTAGATAGTTTCACTTTCAACTATCGGTTGCCGTCGCTTGCGATGTCGCCTGGACAGTCGCCCGTCCACAGCCCCGCAACGCATTCGAACATCCGTTCGACACGGTATAACGATCCAATACGACATCGAACCGCCTCGCCTTGCCCGCAGTTTCGCACTCTCACGCGGACGTTACTATCGCCACCGTTAGGCAATTCGAACATCTGTTCGATACCAAAACTGTCACGTCCAACCCGAGGGTTTTAACTATAGGGAGTGTATTACTATTACTATCAACCACAATATTTTTTATAAATATAGGGGCTACCATCTCAAAACGGCGTAAATCTGTCTCAAATAATGAGACGGCGTAAACTATTTTAGCCCCAAACAAGGCTCTGACCTGCGGTTATACCTAATGTGACGAACATCACACACCCCTACTAGGGATAAACCCGTTTTATCCCGCCTTAGTATATATAAGGGGTTAAAAAAAACCGCACTCCGTAGTTCGGCTCTAGACAGCCGAGCCTCACAGCGAGGATGTCGCAAGAGCCGAACTGTTCGCTACGAAGGCTCAAGGCCTTCTTCGCTCCCATAGGGTGACGGCAGGTTGCGCCTGACGGCGCCCCCTAACTTAACCACAGCATTCCCCACAGGGGGATGCTTCGCAGTGGGATAGTTCTAATCTCACGACCATAGGAGATTAGCCAGTGGCAACAAAGGATCCAACGAAGTACCGCCTGGTGGAAGGCGCCAGCCTTCCGTCGAACGAGGCGAAGAAACGTCTTATCGCGCTAATTGAAGATGGCGTTACGGTAGAAGATGCTTGCCGCGCCGTTGGCAAATCGGTCAAGTCTTATGAGTATTATCGTTCATCCGACCCTCAATTTAAAGAGGCGATTGATCTGGCGCGTGTTATCAAGCGCCGAAAAGGGACTGTCGCTGATGAAGACCGTAATATATCCTTTGAAGACTTTAGGCTCAAGTATCTAAACTCACGGACGTTCGACCACCAGCGGAACATCACAAGCCTGCTGGAAGAAGGAGAACCTGCCTGGCTTCACGGGTCTATGACGTACGAGCCGAACTTTAAGAATTATGTGCTAGTCAACATGCCACCAGAGCATGCCAAGTCCATGACCGTGAGTATTGACTATGTGACATATCGGATTGTAACCAATCCTAATGTCCGTATCAAAATCGTCTCTAAGACTCAGGGTATGGCAAAGGAATTTCTATATGCCATCAAGCAAAGACTTACCGCCCCAGCCTACGCCGAACTTCAACGGCGATATGCCCCAGTGGAAGGCTTTAAGGCTACCGCTGATAAGTGGACCGCAGACTCAATATATCTTGAACGCGAGTCGGGAGAAAAAGACCCTACGGTTCAGGCTCTCGGTATTGGCGGCCAGATTTACGGTGCGCGTGCAGACCTTATCATTCTGGATGACGCTGTCACTCTCGCAAACGCTGGAGAGTATGAAAAGCAACTTCGCTGGATTCAGCAGGAAGTTTTAACGCGTGTTGGCCCAACAGGAAAAATTCTAGTTGTAGGTACCCGTGTAGATCCTTTGGATCTTTACCGCGAGATGCGTAACCCTGAGCGTTATCCAGATAACCAGTCTCCTTGGACTTATCTAGCCATGCCAGCGGTTCTTGAATTTGCCGATGACCCAGAGGATTGGGTGACGCTCTGGCCTAAGTCTGATAGACCTTGGGATGCAGATAGCACAGAGCCAGATGCTGAAGGTCTATACCCTCGCTGGTCTGGTCCACACCTTCGCCGTCGCAGAGGCTTGATTGACCCTAAGACCTGGGCTATGGTCTACCAGCAGCAAGATGTTGAATCTACTGCCATCTTCTCTCCTGAGTGTGTACGCGGCGCTGTTAGCGGTATGCGCGCACCAGGTCCTCTCATCCCTGGCGCTCCTGGCCATCCAGCCAGTATGCAAAGCCAGTACGTCATCTGTTCTATGGATCCAGCCATGTCGGGAGATACCTTCTCGGTTGCCTATGCTGGTGACAGAACCAATAGCAAGCGTTATCTACTCGAAGCCAACCGCATGCCTGCTCCTACACCGCAGGCAATCCGCGAGATTATCTTTAGTTGGACTGAGAAGTACAAGCCTAAAGTTTGGGTGATTGAGAAGAACGCCTTTCAGTTGTTCTTGACTCAAGACGAGCAGATTAACCAGTTCCTCGCTACCAGAGGTATCCGCTTGGTTCAGCACTACACAGGTAGCAATAAGATGGATTTAGAATTTGGTGTCGCCTCAATGGCGCCACTATTCGGCTCAGTGGATAACCAAGGCAAGTACATGAAGAATAACTTGCTAGAACTACCACGTGCTAGCGATGAACATACCAAGGCACTAATCGAACAACTGATTACTTGGTCGCCAGGAACAAAGAATAAACAGGATGGTCCAATGGCCCTCTGGTTCGCTGAGACGCAGATGAGAGATTTTATCAATCAATCTGGCGCCTACGGCGGAACCTTCGTCAAGAATCCGTTTGCTACGCCAATGGATTTAGCCAGACGTAAGGTAGTTAACTTAGAAGAATACGCCGCTCTTCAACAGAAGATGGCCGCTAACGGGGGATACTTATGAGTCTAGATATTGACGAGTTAAGTGTAAAGATCCGCAAACTGCGCGATCATTACCACACTCGCGATGCTCGCTGGACTGATTTACAGTCTATCCGCCAAGGTGATATTCAACAGGTCTACCCTGGAATGTTCCCAGATGAATTTCCAAAGCCAATGGTTGCTAACTTCATTGACATCGCAGCACGCGATGTAGCCGAAGTTATCGCCCCGCTTCCCGCCTTTAATTGCGACTCAACGGATTCTGTATCAGACCGCGCACGTAAGAAGGCCGACAAGCGCACTATGATTGCCGCTGGTTATCGTGACACATGCCGTCTCCAAACCTTAATGTATACAGGCGCAGATCGTTATGTAACCTTCGGCATGCTCCCCTTCATTATCGAGCCAGATTGGGAAAACAAGCGGCCAATGATCCGCATTGATAACCCAATCGCGGCTTACCCAGAGTATGACCGTTTTGGCAAGTTGCTCTCCTACTCAAAGCGCTACAACAAGACAGTGCGCGAATTGTGTAATGAATTTCCAGAGCATGAGACTGTTATCCGTGGACCTTATGAGGATCGCAACTCAGAGCGTATGCTTGAGATATTTCGCTATCAAGATAAGAACGAAGTAATCCTATTCGTTCCAGAGCGCAATAACCTTATCCTAGACCGCGCAGCAAACCTCATCGGTGAACTGCCAGTGGTTATCGCTATCCGCCCAGGCATTGACTCAGATGAGAACCAACGTGGACAATTTGATGACATCATGTGGGTGCAGGTAGCCAAGGCTCGCTTCGCCACCTTGCAACTTGAAGCAGCGCAGAAGAGTGTACAGGCTCCATTCGCTTTGCCATCTGATGTGAACGTACTTGAGATTGGCCCAGACGCCACGATTCGTTCTGCTAACCCAGAGAAGATTCGCCGTGTCGGCCTTGATATTCCCAATGGAATCTTCCAAGAGGCTGCCACACTTGATGAAGAACTACGTGTAGGCTCACGCTACCCACAAGGTCGCCTCGGCCAACAGTCTGGCTCTATCGTCACAGGCCGTGGTGTAGAAGCCCTTATGGGTGGATTTGATACACAAGTTAAGACAGCACAGGCTGTCTTCTCAGAAGTATTCCGTCAGGTAATGCGTCTGTGCTTTATGATGGACGAAAAGTTATTTGGCAATGTTGAGAAGGAAGTGCGCGGAGTTGTCTCTGGCGCACCTTATGAAATTAACTACACCCCATCACGCGACATCGCTGGTGATTACTGGGTAGATGTATCTTACGGCATGATGGCTGGACTAGATCCAAACCGTGCTTTGGTATTCGGATTGCAAGCACGCGGAGATAAGTTAATCTCCCGTGACTTCCTGCGTCGTCAAATGCCTTGGGATATGAACGTAACCTCAGAGGAACAAAAGGTTGAGGTTGAGGAACTACGCGATTCACTTATGAGCGCGATGGCTTCCTACTCACAGGCACTGCCAGCAATGGCAGCACAAGGGCAAGACCCATCAAAGATTCTTACGGCTATGGCTCAGGTCATCAAGGGTCGTCAAGCAGGCGATAATATCGAGGACCTTGTAGTTGCTGCCTTCGCGCAGCCCGCAGCATCCCCAGAAGAAGCAGCCGCTGGCGAGCCTCAAGGCCCAGGACAGGCTCCTTCTGGGGCGCTTCCTAGCCAACCACAGCAACAAGCACCATCTGCGCTACAGCAGTTAGCCGCAGGACTTTCATCTTCTGGTCAGCCGAATCTCTCGGCCAACGTAACCAGAAGGCAACCAGCGTAATTATCTGGTTGACAAAAACCTATAGGAGAATAACAATGGCAAAGCCACTCAAAGCATCACTTAGCACAAGTGTACCAAAGCCTAAAGCACAAGGTGGACATAGTTCATCTGCTGCGGTAACACAAAAGACAAAGATTCAACCAAAGTCAGGACCAGCAGGTACTGGAACATCAAACATTAAGTACAGCGCACAACCTTCTGGCACCAAGGGTAGCGGAACAACCGCAGGTACACCACGAAAGACTAAGTAGTTCATGTCAGACGAGCAGGGCAGAGCGCCAACTCAGTTTACAAAATGGGATGTCTTTGCCCTGCTCTCACATGTCGCAGCAGAGTTTTTTGAAATACTCAGTGCGATGTTAGAAACACAAGCAGAGTTTGTGGAAGACCAAAAATCATTCCACGAATATGCAGCCCGCACCATCGAAACACTTAACGAAGGAGAATAGGTATGCCACAGGCCGCGAAGCCTTCGACTACACCATCCCTTCCTGGCGCCATGTCGCGCAGAACTGATGGCGGTGTCGCATCTAAGCAAGCACAACGGTATATCTCTGGTATGCCTAATTACGGCGATGGGCAAGATTTAGCAAACTTACAGGCGCAAGCGCCTATGTCTGCTAGTGGCGTACAAGGCCAGAAGATGACTCCATCTCAAATTGCACAAGCGGCATCGAATGGACAATCACAAGCACAACAGGCACAGATGAATGTCACACCATTATCTGCACCTACGCAACGTCCTAACGAACCAGTTACTGCTGGCTCCCCATTGGGAGCAGGGCCAGGGCCAGAAGCCCTTGGCATTCATCCAGCGCAAACAATGCAAACTGGACAATCGGCTAAGAGCCTCGTTCAAACCTTAGCGTCACATCCAGACGCTTCACCAGAATTGCAACAACTCGCAACTGCACTAGGGAAGTAACCCATGGATCCGCAGGTAAATATACCTAATGTTAGCAGTGCTAACGATATGGTTCAGGGCAACCAGATGTTTGTTAAGCAAAACCCTGGCCTTGCTGCCGCTGGTATTCAATCAGGAAGCCAAGATGTATTTAATACTCTGGCCGCTACTTCTCATGCAACAGCAATCGCTAAAGCGATTGACGACCATGTTGCCACATATAACTCAGCCGCGTGGCTACGCAATGCGCTGAAAGATACACCAGAACTTCACAAAGCCCTTATTGCGGGCCTAGCAGATAAGGCGGGTCTATGAGTTTAGCCACCCCGTCTACGACACTTCCAGCATCTGCTACCGCTGATGCTACGGCACCAATTACACCAGCCCCTTCACAGGGCGGATTCTGGAATGACCTTAAGAATCTTCCAGGTCAAGCACTTGGCGCAGTTGAAAAAGTGCCTGTTGTTGGTAAGGCCATCGGCACGGCAATGTCATGGGCTAATAAGCCACTGCAAGAAATTCAAAAAGATTACAAGTTTGTTCACAGCCTGTACGCAGACCATGGATTTGGTGCGGGGCTTCTTGGCACAATGGGCGTTATTGCGGGTGGAGTTATTGGCTCACTTGGCGGCCCAGAAGGCACAGCAATTGGCGCTGGCCTAGCAGGTGCGCTAGAGCGTAACATTATGGGTCGTGTTGTTCCGACCTACAAAGATTCTTTCGATAAGTCTAATGACCCAAATTACTTAGTGTCATTCGGTAGAGATTTAGCACACGGCCTTTCAAAGATTCCAGGATTTACCACACTTGGCAATACTAACACTGGCTTTGGCCAGGTTGTATCTGGCATTGCAGACGCTTCATTTGATTTTGAGATGGATCCGCTTGCCGCTATGGGTAAGTTGAAGTCTGCTGTTAAGCGTGGCGATAACGTAGCAGTTGCTACCGAGACAGACCCTGCTACTGGCATAACCAAGGTTAAACTTGACCCAGATACGGGTAAGCCTATTGCTCGCGCAGCATTGCCATTTGCGACTTCTGGTGGCGCACTGCAAAACTTCCTACTTTCTAATTCACTCGTTGTACACAGTGCAGACCAGTTGGATATGGCACTTGCCAATCCATTGGCTGGCAATGTAAACCGCGCTATCAATGACATTGTTGCGAAGGCCAAAGAGTCACCTACAACTGCTGCAGCCGACATCCATAACACCTATGGTGTTAAAAATGGTTGGTCAAACGCTATGTCAGTTGCGCTATCTAAAGTTTCTAGCGCAGATCAGGTAGTGCAGATTTTCAAGCAAGCCTTGTATTCTAAGGGTCTTGCCGACGCCGCTTCTGGCCCTGCCAGCGCACTTGGCGAACTGCATCTTCCAACTAGGTCTGTTGGTAAACTTCTTAGCGAGAAGATTGGTCCAGACCGTATTAAGAAAAGCGAGCAAGGCTCGACTTTCAACGACCAGGTCAATCTTCTGCTTCCTCGTAAAAGTGCAGTCATGGATGACGCTGGCAACCCAGTAGTTAATCCCGATACTGGCGAGCAAGTATTCAAAATTAACAAACCTGCCATTTTTCAGCCTGGCAATGCAATGAATGCGTTGGCCGCTAAGGTTCGCACTTTTACTGGTCGTCGCCCACTATCTTTCGACACTGAAAACATGGCGCTGTCTGCTAAAGAAGTAGATATGAAAGATCCAAACTTGGGTCAGACCATCTATGATATCGCCTATCTTTCGATGCCACACCGCATAGCACTTGAACGTGCTTCTGCATTTATGACAGCATCTAGCGATACTGAGCGTCTAGCCATGCTACATACACTTCACCAAGAAGTTCTTAAGAACTTCGGTATTGCCAACGTGCAGGCTACACCGCTGTTTAGCCAACTCAAGGATGCCTCAGTAGGTTCAGAGGCTGACCATGGCGTGTACGGTAAGGTAAATGGACGTGACATTGGTACAGTAGATGTTAAGCCAGAATACGGTTCAGAGCCTCGCTCAATGGGTGTAGTTATCGGTCAAGCCTACAAAGGTGCGATGCTCGACCTTAAAGACATTCGCAAGCAACTGCGTAGTGCTAAAGCCTATGGCGCAATGTACAACCCAGTTGATGACTTCTTTACTAAGTACACTAACGTAATCTTTGCCCCACTGGCGCTTCTCTCGCCAGCCTTTGGTTTGCGCGTATCTGCTAGTGAAGCGTTGCACCAAGTCATGCGTCGCGGTCTAGGCAGTTATGTTAGTAACGTGCTTGCATCATCCCTCAAGGGGATGGATGAGAAATACAAACTTTATCACCAAGACAGGATTGCTCAAGGACTTACCGAGACTGACAAAGATGCTATCGAAGCCGAGCAGAAGACAGGCGTTGCAAAGCCAGTAACCGAAACGGAAGTTACTAAAGAACTTAACGCTAAAGAAAATAGGATTAAGGCAGCCTATGATGCGGCCAATGGTGCTGTAAGTAGCAAGGCAGCGTGGAATGATGCTATCAATAAAGCGGCTAATGCTCGTCGTGCCATTATGCCAGCGGGTTGGGCAGCAGGTAAGTTTCTTAAGTCTAACCTTGCCTCGTATCTTGTCAAAGACAAGATCAGGTTGATGGATGAATACCACGATGTACTTGGTTATCGCGGGCCTACCGCTGGTGTATCTTCAACCCACCAAGCATCGCAAGAGATGGCGGCCAAAGACCAAATTGATATGTTCACAAAGACGCGTGGACACAGCATGGTTCCAGGACAAGAACTGGCTGGCCTAACTGAGTTTGATCCGCACTTCCATGATTATTGGGCTAAGAACATCAACATGGCTAGTGCCGATATGGCACAACGAGATATTGCTCGCGCATATCTTAACGCATCAAAAAATCCTGCGTTTAAGAATTTGTCAGTTGACGACCAGTTTGCAAGCCTTGTAGATGGCCAAGCGGCTAACATCCGCAACCCAAAGATGTATCAAGACTATCGCAACATCATGGACGGTTACACGAAGGCCGTACCAGAATCGTTTGCTAAGTCACAAATTGATTACTTGCATGGTATTGTACGCGGAGCCGATGGTTCAGTCAATGTCGGGCTTGTTCAAAAAATTGCTAAAGGCGAGCAGGTCACTGGCAAGGAACTTCGCCAACTGCCACAGGCTTCTGCGCCAGTTAACGTACTCGGCCGTCGTGTACAACCTCGCATGAGCGATGCTCTACGACAGGTTGAGGAAAAGGGATACCGCAAGTTTGTTAATCCATTCATGGATCATGTATCTCGCCAACCTATCTTTAATGATTTTTATGCACGTCGTCGTATGGCCAACCAGCCATTGATTGACATGGGGCTATTGAGTCGTGATGAGGCTGTGCGCTTATCTGCTACACAGGCTACACGCGAGATGATTCCAGCGATTCACTCACCTGCTATTCGTAGCCAATTTGCGGTTATCCACCGTAACTTGCTACCGTTCTACTTTGCACAGGAGCAGGCTATGCGCCGTACTGGCCGTCTGATTCTGACCAACCCACAGGCGTTTCGTGACTTTCAGATTATCCAACAGGGTATGAATAACCCTGGCTTTGTGCATACAGATGCCAATGGCCAGAAGTACATCGTTTATCCTGGACTTGGCGAGATGGGTAACGCTATGGCTCGCGGGCTTTCAGCCCTCGGCCTTACACAATTTACTGGTTTGCCAACATCCATTACTGGAAATACCGCCTCGCTTCTGACGGTTTTGCCAGAACTTAAGATGCCAGGCACTAGCCCATTTGTGAACCTTGCGCTTACCGATTTAGCCAAGAAGTTTCCGTGGATGGATAAGGCTGTAAATGTAGCCTCTGGTGGCTACCCATCGCAGAACTTTATTGACACGATTATTCCTTCATCCACCATGCGTGATTTGTTTAATTCAATGAACATGGATGACCGCGAGTCAACCGTTTACAACTCTAAGTTGTCTGCTATCATGGCGGCTTACTACCATGGAGATTTGCCAACCAACTTCACATCTTTGCCAGCGTTTCAACAGCAACAGATTCTTACCAAAATTGAGCATAACGCTCAGACGAACCTCATCATCAAGGGATTGTTTGCCTTCTTCCTGCCACTGGCTCCAACAGTCAGCAACGACTATTACGACAAGAACATGCAGACGCTACGCTCTGAGTATCTGAACTTGCTCAACCAGACGGATCCTACAACTGGCGCAAAGTACACAGCGCCTGCTGCGCTGAACAAGTTTATTGCCGACAACGGCGAGCGAGCATTATCCTATACGGTGGCTCGCACTACATCTGGCACTAGTGGCGCTTACGCTCCATTGGCAGATTCTACCGTTTCTTGGATCAACAACAACCAGCCTATCTTGAATAACCCAAATTATTCAACTGCTGCGCCTTACCTTATCCCACAGGTAGCCGATAGCAAGGATGCGTTAGCCGTTGAGAACAAGTTGCTCATTAACCACTTCCGCGCAAAGGTAACATCCAAAGACTTTATCAGCGCCTTGTACGTAAAGCAAGGATGGCAAGACTTGTCAGCGGATTACACCGCCTACCAGTCAGATATGAATAACCTTCGTGCTTCTGGCGACAAGCAGGGCATGTATCAAGCCTCACAAATCTGGAAGCAGATTACGGCAGATTATGGCCAAAGCAATCCAATCTGGTATGCAGATTACAACAACCCTACCAAGGTTGAGATGGCGCAAAAGGCCATCACTCAATTTACCGCAATGCAGGATAAGGGAATCTTGGCAGTATCACCGCAAGGCAAAAAGATTTCCGAGATTCTGGACAACTATAAGCAATACCACGCGGATTTGCTTGCCAATACTTACAACGGCAAGCATCTTCCAGGATACAGCGCAGCGCAAGATGCGTGGTATTCCTACATGGATAGCCTTGCCGTATCCGATCCACAACTGGCTAGTGTTGTAACTGGCGTATTTAGAAGGGCAGTATAGTGACTACACCAACTACACCTGCAACCACTACAGTTCCAACAACAACTTACGCTCAAATGCTTGCAGCCGCTTCAAGTGGTGGCGCAAACATTTACGCAAACATGGTAACGAATACCGATACAAGTTACCTTACCCAAACTTCCCCTCAAGATATTGAGGCTCAGGTTAATGCAGCCATGCAATCTTTGGCTGGGCGTAACGCTACAGCGCAAGAGATTCAACAATACGGTCAAGAACTTCTAGCCGCTGAACGTACCAATGTTGGCACTTATAAGGGCGTAACTGCTTATGGCCCAACTGGAAAACGCTCAGACGTTACTGGCACACAAACTACCACTGGCATTGACCCACAGGGATTTTTAGCACAGATTATCTCAGGCAGCGCAGACGCGCAATCCTATAAGGCAGCGACGGGATACTTCGACGGTATGACACAGGCGCTACAACAGATGAAGAGCATCTAATGGCTAATAAAAAAATAGATCCTAATAAGCCATTACCAGCAGACGCTTCGATTCAGGAGCAGGTTGATTATTGGACTGCCCACGTTAATGAGGCAGGAACTGGAACCAAAGGCCGTCTTGCTAAAGAGTCTTTGGCCGTAGCGCAAAAAGCGCTTGCCGAAGAGCAGGCGACGACAAATCCAAATCCTACCGAGACTGGTGGCGGAACAACTACACCGCAAGATTATGCAGCACAAAATAAAACCGATGCTGCTAAAACAGAAACGGCATCACGTACGCCAGATGTCCAACCAACTACTTCGGCTGGTTCTCCCGTAACCACGTCAACGCCAACGCCAACCCCGACAACTACTGCTAGCACGGCAAGTTCTACATCTAGCGCTAGCCAATCTACAACGGGCGGTACGTACAAAACCGTCAAGGGTGTAATGCAATATCAAGACAATCCTTTCACTGGCGAGTATCAAGGCAAATATTATTCCAATGGCAAGATTGAAACACCTGCTCAAATTAAAGCAGACTTCTTGGCCAATTACAGCGAGCAAGCAAAGTTTATTGCTTCTGTTCCAGAACTTGGCAATCTTCTTTCAACGGCTATTTCTCAAAATTGGTCGCCAACTCGTTGGGCTACAGAATTCACTAACACCCAATGGGCGCAACAGCATCCTGGCGATTCTGGTCTTGCAGAAATCAAGCGCGTATCTGCGCCAGAGCAATACAACACAGACTACAATGCCGCTTATAGCAAGGCAGTCACTCTTGCCAACCAACTTGGCGTAAAGTTAACGCCGCAACAACTTGGCGCACAAGTTACCGACATTAAGCAAACCCCTGGCGCTGTAGATCAAAATGCTGTTAACTCTGGGCAAGATGTAACCACATGGATTTTACAACATCCTGGCGCATCTGACCAACAGATTACGCAGTTCATGGCGCAACATGGCACCTTAGACCCACAGGCTAAGGGTGGAACGATTGCGGCACAATCTACGCAGTTGGCTCAACTTGCACAGCAATACGGCGTCTATGGGCAATACAGCCCAGACGGCAAAGATACAAGTTTCTTCGACAAGTATGCATTGAACATGGCGCAAGGTGCGGTTGGCTACGATGCCAACACAGCCGAGCAACAGTTCAAGACAGCGGCTATGAATACATACAAGCCATTTGCTGACCAGATTGCAGGCGGAGCCAAGGTATCAGACCTTGCCTCGCCTTACGTTAACACACTTTCAAGCCTGCTAGAAATTAACCCTGCCGATATCCAACTCGGCGCAACTACGGGTTACGGAGCAATGATTGGCAAAGCGCTAATGGGTGATGGTACAGCACCAGTTGACCCATACACATTCGCAAGCCAAGTTCGCTCACAACCATCATGGCTTAATACGCAAAATGCTCACGCCACACTTAATAACGCAGCCGATTATATGATTAATAAGATGGGGATGGGTTAAACCATGGCTATTGAAAGTTTAACTCCCGCTCAAAGAGCATTAGCGACATCATCCGCCGCTGCTGGCGCGGCGACCGTAAAACCACCCACTCTTGCTCAACTAGCGGCTAATCAGGCAGCAATTTTGGCTAGCGCGACCCAAGGTGCAGCACGGGCAAAAACAAATCTTGCTACGGCCCAGGCAGACCAAGCATCTGTTATTGCTGGAAATACGGCATTAGCCTCTACCATCGGTGGAACAGTGGATGCTAAGGGCCATATTGCTTTGCCCACAGGTGGGCCTACAATTCCTAGCGGTACGTCTGTAGCACCAGTATTACCAGATCCAAAATTAACAAGTGCAGCAAATAGCCTTGAGGCAATATTATCGTCTTATGGATTAACTGGTGGCATCGCTGCTGGTGTGACTGCAATGTTGCAAAACGGTCTTGACATTGCAACTATTCAAACCATTTTAGATTCCCCAGATCCAGCAGGGGCAATCAAGGGTCTTGGCCT